CCGATTGGTGTTCTTCATGATTCGTGATGCGTTTCCTGTGCTACGTGGTGATTACCGTCGTGGTGCTACTTTTCATCGGGGAGGTTACGGATTTCGGAGGGGAGGACCTGGACGTGGTAGAGGACGCGGTCGTGCCGGTCATCCTAGGATGGTGGGACACGCTGCTCCACTACTACAACAGGTTTATCCACCTGGTGCGCCTCCAGTGGACAATGGCGATGACTGTTCTCGACAAGACCTGGAAGACGGTCCGTTGGGTGGTCATCGTGACCCGGATGCTCATGAGGCAGGTGGTCCGGCTGGTGGGCGGGCGCTCCAAATCTGGTGGCGCCCCACCCATGAGCAGGAAACCTACCTAAAACGAATATTGCCTGGTGTTGAGTTCAACATCAGGCATCCGAGGGGTGGCACGGCCATGCCTCATTTGCATGGCTGTGCTGCTTTTGAAAGGGGAACACTGGAGAAAATTGCTGTGCAGCGCTTGCGTGCTTCACAGCATTTCATTGTGGACTGGATGGGTGCTCCTCACCGGACACATGGGCCCCACACCTGGTCTATGATTCCAGAACGACATAACTCAGATGTGGGGCGGTGGATACGCATTGAGGATGCCCGTGTCACCCAAGAAGTTGATGGTTGGGCATATCAAGTATGCAAGTGTGTTTCACCTTTGATTTGTGAACATATGCCTGAAACTCACCGGCGCGCATACTTGTTGACCCATTCACTATATTATACTGATGAAAATGACCTCTGGGACTGGTTGAGTGAGGCTTCCAGTCATGACTATGAGGCATATGCTTATGTTATAGTCCATCACTTCAAGGATGGTACGGGTTCCCTGTGCAATGGTGAGTTGGAGTATGATTGCCGTGATGGGCAGGTCATTTGTCAAGCTATAGGGAACTCAGCACCTTATGCTCACAAAGACCTGCGTTGGCTTAGAGCCGGTAACAGCAAGCAGTGCCGCTATGGTGTACTCGCTGTTGACCATGTTCAGAGTCTTGGCGATACACATTTGTACCGTGTGTACCGCGGCATTTCAGTTGACACCGTCTCTTTGCCACCTGGAGAGCCGCGTTGGATGGACCTGGCCCGACGAGCCCGAGCAAAGTTCTCAACGCCGAATTTCGGTGGTGCGAGCTACATCTCTGAGGTCAGGTCATGGATTCTTCGGCAAGGTTTGGAACTGTCAGACGCAGAAGTTGATGATGTGATCACGTTTGTCTTGGAACAAGTTCCAGGATTTGCTGCATCACTTGATCCACTTCTCAAGCGATTATGTTATAAGCGATGGTGGTTCCTTCCCTCGCCTGTGGAAAACGTTCAGAGGGCTTTGTCGTTTGTTGCCCCATCCCGCTGGTATGATGTCATATGGTGGGTTGTGGTCATTCTGTTCCTTGTTATGTTCGTGAGCCTTGTTGCGGAGAAGTTTGATTTTCCCGCAGTCGAGAGCATTAGTGTTTTGAAACCTATGCGTGATGATGCTGAAATTCACGTTGGATATAATGCTACAAGACTGCAGGAGACACACTGCTTCGGGATAGGGTTTCGCGGATGTACACTCAGATGTTTTAATACATCTTCGATTGATAACAAGGAAATATGTGTACGCAATCGTATCTTGATGGAAGTGCCTGTGCCCATCCATGGTAGGTGGACCAGTGCATTTGAAATATTAAGAAAACGATTGCCTCCTGACGACATAGTCCCTTATCCATTTGATGCATGGGTTGAGCGTTTTCCCGGAGGACGTCGGCGTGAATTGGAAAGGGCGGAAGCAGAGCATGTGGGACCTGAACATTGGGATTACGTCCGAAAGGTTTTTATCAAGCGAGAGCTACATTGGGAATTGGATGATCCTTATGGGAGATCAAACCAATCGGAGCGTGACCCACGTCCTATATCATCCATTGGGAACAAAATTAATGTCCATTTGGGACCGTGGATGTACGCCTTTTCCAAGTGGCTTACACGGCGATGTGGAGTGCATAAGCGACTCACGTACGCTAGCGGTCTAACTGGTGAGGCAGTTGGAGAGTGGTTCCGTTATTGGCGGCAGGAATTGAGCCCCTGTATTGGAGTTGAGAACGACTTCAGCCGCTTCGATGGAACCATACAAACACCCGCCTTACTGGAGGAGATAGCGTATTATGAGTCATGTGGCGTGGAAGGGTTCGCACGCGATGCACTCCATGCTCAACTCTACACGAAGGCCTACATGATGTGTAAACGTGATGATGAAGCATTGACTTACGCGGTGCCCGGAACGCGTAAGAGTGGTGATCCTAATACATCATGCGGGAACACATTGTTGAATATGGCCTTCCATGTGTACTTGTTCAAGGTACTTGGTATCCCTGACGATGCGTGGGCGCTTATAGCGCTGGGTGATGATTGCCTTGCTCTTGTGAAGAAGCAATACCAGAGCTATGTGTCAATCACCCGAATACGAGCTATAGCCAATGATTTTGGATTGCTGGCTAAACCTCAACTACGCATTCGTTTGGCCGATGCTGAGTTCTGTTCCAAACTATTTTGGCCGGTGGAAGATGGTGTGATATTGGGACCAAAGGTGGGACGCTTGGTGAGTAAAATTGGCTGGTCCGTTGATTGCCACCCAAAGGTGTTGCAGCATTATCGTGGTGTAATACTGGGGTTGCAAACATCCATGACTTTTATGCCAGGGCTGAGAGAATACTGGTTAAAAGTCATGAATATAACAATGGGCGTTAAGGCTAAACCCATCGAGAAATATCTCACACCAGCCCGTAACCACCGGATGTGCTTAGGCACATTGGCAATGTTTGAGGAACATTATGGCATTTCTCCCTGGGTTTTCGAGAGAGAAATGCGTGATGCCTTGAACTATGTGGTCCGTATCCCTTGCTATATCGAGGTGCCGTCCTTGGACGTGCTCCTCGATACTGATCTCTAGAAGAATCACATTCTCCGGGCTAGTGAAAAATTGTCGAATGACTTCTCCTCGTGCCTTGATCGCCCGACAGCAACGTCGGGATTTTCTGGATTCATATGTCGCTTCAGGTGCCCTCACTAAGGAGGGTAAGGATTGGTTGGTTACCGCCCTTGATCCGTTCCACGATTATGAGGTGATGCCAACCGGGTATCCTGATGCAGTGGAAGGAACGTCTATAGTCGTGGTGACTGTCTCTAGCAAAGACATCACTGCACCCGGGGCTGCTTCCGGAAACTGGGATTGCCAAATTGGCAATATACCGATCATAGGTGGTGGTGCGGTAAATGCTACTGTTGGTACTGAGAGTCCAACGGGGTATGCGAAGATCAACTACCAACATACTGGCCTTACCGCTTCCCACGTATGCCCGGTATATATTCGTTCCGCAGATGCGGGGCAGACACTATGGACGGAGGGTACGTACACGACCTGGGCTCCTACTAACTTCGCGTCGGATGTCCTCACCAATGCTCCTGACCCTGCTACTGGGCATTTGCGTGGTCGCATCGTTGCATGGGGTATTGAGGTGAGAAACACCACTGCGGAGGTGTATAAGCAGGGAGCGTGTACTTCCGTTGTCATTCCACAGGAGGCTAATCGTACCCAGGTTTATTTCACTGATGTACATGCTTCACCCTGGGACGAGCTGAAGGCGGCAACAACTGTTTATGTCCAGCCGCCATACAGCCTAGCTGAGACCACCAAGTACCCTTCGGCGCGCCAGTGGAATGCATCAGAGGGGTCGTATATGATTATACCGGTTCAGCGGCATAATCCATATACTGCGGAGGACTTTTCACAGGTCTTGTTGACCTATGATGGAACTCCCTTCTCTGATACAAACTCGGTGACGCTTACCATGCCTACCCAGGCTGGTGCGACAGCCACGTACGAGCACGCTATGCGTCCTTGTCACGTGGATACGTGTTTGTCTTATTTCACTGGCTTGTCGAATGAATCCACTCTTACTGTGGTTTCTAAGGCGTTCTTGGAGGTCTTACCTACCTCCGCGCATTCTTTGCTACCTCTTACGTCGCCTTCGCCCCGGTATGATGGATTGGCCCTGAAGATGTATAGCATAGCTATGCATAAGCTGGACCCCATCATCCCGGTTACGTACAATGCTTCAGGCGACTGGTGGAGGTCAGTGAAGCAGGTACTTTCCTATGCTCTCCCTGCCGTTGGGACGGCGATTGATGATGTGCTGCCTGGAGCTGGGATCGCGGGAAAGCTGGCCGGTGCTTATATGGCCCGATCAGTAGCAGCAAATGAGGCTGCCCGGCGCACTGCGAAGCAAAGAATTGATCGCAATGTGCAGGCTCCTGACCGATCCAACCTGAATCAGTGGTCGAAAGGCCGCTTCTTGGCCAAGTTCGGGCTTTCCAAAGCCCAGTGGAAGAACGGTGGCCAAGTCACTAGCCCGTAGATAGCGGTTTTAACCGCTTGCGCCTGGGGGCTATACTGGGCGCACTCTTACCCCTGATACAACCAACCCG